CAGCGTTTTTGGAGTCGTTACCCGTAGGTTAGCGGTGCTGCAAAGGTCGCAGATTGGCCGGTCACTCCGGGCAGTGCGGGGTTCGATTCCCCTCCATCGCGCAGGGTTCAGTCAGCGTGGTCATGCTCACTGAACCGAGGGGTACTGGTTGCTACAGGCAGGTGCCCCATTGTTACCGGTAATCCTTACGGATACGCCGAAGCCCTGGTGACGTACGCGGAACTAGGGAACGCCCCGGACGCGGGGCAGCGTCATTGGCGAAGTTGGTTCGCACCAGTGCAAGTAGCTGGAGACCCGGGTTCGAGTCCCGGATGGCGCACGAACCTGCCGTTTGCGGATGGTAGGAAGCGCGGCTGTCGGTGATCCTCGCCGGACGACGAGACCCGACAACGCCAGCCATCACGGCGCGTGACAGGCAGGCACCAGGGGTTCAAGCCCCCGGCACGCACAACACCCCCCCCTCTCATCGAACAGGGGGGGGCACCTACAACACCAGAGGGGAGGGCACACACCATCCCCCTACACATCATCACCGGTCCCCCCGCCGCAGGGAAGAGCACCTACATACGAGACCACCGGCAACCCGGCGACATCACCATCGACTACGACGAAATCGCCAACACAATCGCCGGCGAGACTGTGGACAACCACACGCACACCGACACGGTGAAGGCAGTGACACAGGCCGCACGACGAGCAGCCATCACGGAAGCCGTGAAGCACGCCAACACCACAGACGTGTGGATAGTAGACAGCACGCCGTCTGCTAAGACCCTCGACAAGTACAGGCAAGCCGGAGCGGAGATCCGCACCATCGACCCCGGCAAGGCTGTAGTCATGCGACGGTGTAAGGCCGAGCGGCCACCGCACATGCTGAAGGTCGCAGCCGCATGGTACGACCGAGACAAGCCGAAGACAGCAGCACAACGCGGCTACGATCACAGGCACCAACAAGTACGCAAACGCCTCATGTTCAACATGAAAGACGGCACACCGTGTGAATGGTGCCAACGCCCAATGTGGAAAGACCCCGCCAAGAACTTCGACGGCGCGGCACTAGAAGCCGACCACACGCGAGACCTGAAGCACCACGGGCCAGGGGACGCTGACCGCCTACTGCACAGGGCATGTAACCGTAGCCGAGGTGCAGGGCACGACGAACGCCAACCCGGAAACGAACAGGTGGCCGAATCGAACGAACCAGACGGCTTCACCTGGGGATAGGCAACCCAAACCACAACATGTGGACAACCTAAGACCCCACCCCACAAAATATTGAGGGGGTGCCCCGCCTGACTCGGCCCCGCCGCTCCGCTATCTCGTTTCTCTCTCCCCGTAGTTCCACAATGCCCCTGTACGGCCTTGCATGGCCCTTCTGACGGGCTTTTAGCGCTGCTAGGTGACGTTGTCAGTCTTGTTCCTTCAATCCGTTAGGGGGCCACACAGTGAGTAATTCTGATGAGGACATTGTTCGGATCTTCGACGGGCTGGTTTCGACGGCGCTGGAGGCCCAAGAAATCATCAGGGAGCGGGGTGTGACGGTCGAGGTGAACGGTTCGTTGGTCCCGAACCCGGCTGTTCTGATCGAACAGAAGTGCAGTGCGGAGATTGCGCGGTGGACGACTGCCCGGCCTGACCTGTTTGGCGAGCGTAAGCGCACGTCGGCTTCGTCTGGTCGTGGGAAGTTCCAGTCGTTGAGGGCTGTGGAGTGAGGGGGGTGAGCGGGTGGCGCTGCTTGGCATCCGTGAGCCTCGCTTGTCTCATGTTCCCGATGGTGATGTTGCGCGGGGCGATGAGGCGGTGGAGTTCGCCAGGTTCTGCGGGCTGACCCTGTACCCGTGGCAGGAGGATTTGCTGCGGGATATGTGCCGGACGGATGAGTCGGGGTTGTGGTCGGCTCGTGAGGTTGCGGTGGTTGTTGCCCGCCAGAACGGTAAGGGCGAGGTTCTGGTTGCCCGTGAGTTGGCCGGCATCTTCTTGTTCGGTGAGCGGCTGATCTACCACACGGCGCACTTGATGGAAACGGCGCTGGACGCTATGGGCCGGTTGTGGGATGTGATCTCGGAGCACCCGGACCTGATGGGCTGGTGGGCGGATGAGTTCGAGGGTGAGCCGGAGCTGATGAAGTCGAACGGCAAGGAGGCTATCCACTTCCCGAATGGTGCGTCGGCGGTGTTCCGTACGAGGACGAAGAAGACGGGCCGTGGTCGGACGATCGATCTGCTGATCTTTGACGAGTGCTACGACCTTCCGGTCGAGGTGTTCGCTGCGATGAACTCGACGACGGCTGCTGTGGAGAATGCGCAGAAGGTGTTTATCTCGTCGCCGGTGAATCGGTGGGAGCATATGCACGGCGCGATCTTCTCGGCTAAGCGGTGGGCGGGCATTGACGGCGAGGACGGGATTCTGTTCAAGGAGTGGTCGATGCCCGAGGGGGCCGATCCTCTCGTGGAGCAGTCGTGGCGCATCGCTAACCCTTCCTTGGTGGATCGTGGGCCTGGTGTGCAGTTGAGCGAGATCCGGGCTGCGGCGAAGTCTGCGGGGAAGTCGCCGGAGCTGCGGGCGGTGTTCACGGTCGAGTCGTTGGGCACGGGTGAGTGGTATCCGCGTGGTGATGAGGATGAGGGCAGGGAGTTTGTGGTTGATCCTGTCGAGTGGCAGGCGGTCGCGGAGTCTCGCCCGAGTGTTGTCGGTGATTGTTGCGTGGGGTTGGATGTCGCGCCGGAGGGTGCGGGGGTTGGCATGGTTGCCGCGCTGCGTACCGATAGGGGCGTGCATTTGTCCCTTGCCCCTGTGTCGGTGTTTGACCGGGATGAGGTTGTCGCTTCGGTTGCTAGGACGGTGGCGAAGAACGATCCGGTGGCGGTGGTCATTGAGACGAAGGGTGTCGGCGCTACGTTGTTGGACCCGCTCACGAAGTCTGGTGTGGAGCCGGAGCAGATCGCCTGGGGGAAGGTCACGGCGGCGTGCGAGCTGCTGTTGACGATGTTCCGCGAGGGCGCGTTGACACATGATGGGGATCCCCGGTGGGGGGATGCTCTGGAGGTCGCGGAGTTCCGTCAGGGGTCTCGGGGTGATCGTGCGTTTCAGCATACCGCCCCGGTGGTCAGTGTGCTCGTCGCTGCGTCGTTCGCGTTGTGGGGGCTAGTTGAGTTTGAGATTCCGGTGGATGCGCCGGACGTGAAAAAGACAAGGAGGTTCGTGGGGCATGTGGAATCCATTTCAGCCTCGGAAGGTTCGCAATTTGTCGCCAACCTCCGATTCTAGGCGTACGCCGGAGATCGGCCACGCTATTTCGTCTAAGGGCGCTATTACGGCTGAGGATAATTGGGAGCTTCGGTTTCCGCATTCGGCTGCGGTGTTTGCGAAGATGGGGCGTGAGGATGCTCAGGTTACTTCGGTGTTGAATGCTTTGTGGTTGCCGATTGAGCGTGCCGATTGGCGGTTGGACCCGAACGGCGCACCGGATGAGGTTGTGGCGTTGGTGTCGGAGGATCTGCGTCTTCCGGTGTTGGGTGATTCTCCCAAGGAGCCGGTGGCGCGTCGGCGTGGGCGTGTGTCGTGGACTGAGCACTTGCAGCAGGCTCTTCTGTCGTTGCAGTACGGTGTGATGTTCTTTGAGCAGGTTTATGAGGAGCGCGGGGGCCGTATGCACCTCGCTAAGTTGGCCCCCCGGTATCCGGGGACGTTGACCCGTATCAATGTGGCAGAGGATGGTGGTCTGTCGTCGGTGGAGCAAGTTGGGGCTAGCACCGGCACGGCGCGGGCGGATGGTGCGACTATCCCCGTTGATCGTCTTGTGGCTTATTGTCATGCGCCGCGTGATACGTCGTGGGAGGGCACTTCGGTGTTGCGTCCCGCGTTCAAGCACTGGAAGTTGCGGGATCAGGCTTTGCGCCTGGAGATGCAGGTTCTGGAGCGTAACGGCATGGGTGTGCCGATTTACAAGGGTTCCGAGCTTGCGGAGAACCCTGCTGAGGATCTGCGTCATGGTCAGGAGCTTGCACGGGGGATTCGTGCGGGCGCTGAGGCGGGCGGCGCGATCCCGGCGAAGGCTGAGCTTCAGCTGTTGGGCGTGAATGGTCAGCTGGTCAGTCCTCGTGAGTCGATTTCGTATCACGATGCGATGATTGCCCGTTCGGTGCTGGCTCACTTCCTGAACCTCGACGGCGGGGGAGGCTCGTACGCACTGGCGGAAACGCAGTCGGATCTGTTCATCCAGTCGTTGCAGACGATTGCAGACTGGATCGCGGACACCGCGACTCAGCACATCGTTGAGGATCTTGTCGATGTGGCGTTCCCCGGTTATACGGGGTTGTGCCCTCGGGTTGTTGTTGATCCGATTGCGTCGAAGAAGGAACTGTCTGCTCAGGATCTCGCCACGCTGGTGAACGCTAAGGCGATCTTCGCGGATAAGGATCTGGAGGAGCACGTTCGGCGTGTCTACTCGCTGCCTGGTAAGCGTCCTCTGTCTGAGGCTGTCGCTGCCGGAGATGTGAAGACTGATGCGGCGGACGGGGCGGACGCTGCGGAGTTGGCCCAGTTGGCGGCGGCTACGAAGTCACTTGTTGATGCTGGTGTTTCGCAGGATGACGCGCTGAAGGCTACGGGGCTTGATGTTCCTGTTGATGATTCGGCGGCAACGCCGGGGGAGGAGGTCAACAGTGAGTGAACTGTTGATCTACGGGGAGATCGGCACTGACGTTTCGGCGTCTGCCGTTGTCTCCGAATTGAAGTCGCTGGAGACGGACGAGATCACCTTGCGGGTGAACAGTCCGGGCGGCGACGTGTACGAAGGCCTGGCGATCATGAACGCACTCCGGGCGCACTCTGCGACTGTTACGGCGGTCGTGGAGGGGCTGGCCGCGTCTGCCGCGTCGTTCATCGCGGTGGGCGGTGCTGACCGTGTGGTCATGCGGCCCACGGCAGAGCTGATGATCCACGACGCCATGAGCTTCGTCGGCGGGAACGCTGCGGAGATGGGCCGGGTTGTCACCGACCTGGAGCGCATCTCCGACAATCTCGCGTCGGTGTACGCCACCCGTGGTGGTGGTGAGCCTTCGGAGTGGCGGGAGCGAATGCGGGCGGAGACGTGGTTTTCGGCGGATGAGGCGGTGGCTGCCGGCCTGGCCGATTCGGTCGAGGATGGCAGGGCCGTTGTCGCCGCTGTCGCTGGACGTGTCACTAACCATTTCAAGTATCGGGGTCGAAGCGTTGCGCCGTCTCCCGACCTAACCGCCCCTACGGGGCAGAAGGAGGATAGCGGCATGGGTTCGCTTTCCCACGAGGACGTTGTGAACATCGTCCGAAAGATCATGAATGAGACCGTCACTGTCACCAGTGATGTTGAGATTTCCTACCCGGAGGGCACCACGGTTGTCCCGACCGGTAAGGCCACCGTTGAGCCGCAGGGCGAGCTTCCGCCGTCCGGCCTGGTGTTCTCTGTCGGTGAGGCGCCGGAGGGTTTCGTTGCCGAGGTTGACGAGGCGACCGGTGTTCTCACTGTCACTGCCCCGTCTGGCGCTGAGCCCGATTCCGAGGTTGCCCTGACGGTCACCGTCACCGGTAACGATGCGCCGGTTGAGCTGCCGGTCACCGTCACGGTGAAGTCCGCCGCCGGAGACGAGGAAGAGGCCGCGCCTGCCGGAGACCTGGCTACCGAGGAGCCGGTTCCGGCTGATCGTGTTGTCCTCGACATGGACACCTACAACGATCTGAAGGCCGCCGCGAAGCTCGGCTGGGATGCGAAGAACGAGGCCGACACCGCTTCCCGTGAGGCTGAGGTTGACCAGTGGATCAAGGATGGCCGTTTCAACGTCGCTATCCGGTCCAAGGCTGTTGCCCTCGCTCACAAGGACATGGACGCTGCTCGCGCTCTGTACGGATCCATCCCGAAGAACACGATCCCCGTTAAGGAGATCGGCCACGGCCAGGACCGCGAGGCGACCGACGCTGCAACCAAGTCCGATTTCCGCGCCCGTGCAGACCGTCTGCTCGGCACCCGTTCCAACTACTAAGGAGAACCTAGTATGTCTGCTGTTTTCAAGACCGGCCCTATCACTTTCGACGCTGCTGAGGACATCGAGAAGTTCCGGCTCGTCTCTGTCGCCGCTGAGGGTGCGAAGCACGCTGACGGTACCGCCGCCGTGTTCGGCGCGGTTGTCACCGGCGCTAACGCCAACCCCCCGGCCCGTACTAATGACAACGTGCTTCACATCGGCAAGCCGGGCAACGTTGCCGTGCATGTCACCCCGGCTGTTGTCCCGGTTGAGACTGAGGGCACTTTCGCCCCCGGTGCCCCGGTTTACGCTGCCGCTGACGGTAAGGCTGCCGCTACCGGCGCCGTGTTTGTCGGCACCGCTGTCCGCGCTTCCGGCGACGGCAAGGTGAAGGTTCTCCTTGCCACCCCGACCGCCCCTGTCGCTGCTGGCACTGGCGAGTAGTACACCCCGAATCATCCCAACCCCTGGCCTGTCGGGTCGGGGGTTTTGTCATGTCGGGCGTGCGCCCGCCAACTGAAAGGAGCCAGTAATGGCTGACGTTATCACTTCCGCTTACGACGGTCCCCAGATCACCGTCGATGAGCTCATGGCCGATCCGACCTACATCCCGCAGCGGATCATCGAGGACCTGGACAACTCGTTTGTCGAAGATCTGTTCTTCCGTGACGGTGGCAGCAACCAGGGGGTTGTTGCTTTCCGTGAGGCTGCGGGCCTCTACCTCGCTGACGATGCTGAGGAGATCGCCGAGTACGGCGAGATTCCGGTGTCCGCGCCGGAGCTTGGTTCCCTGAATGCCGCTTTCGGCATCAAGACCGGTGAGGCTATCCGAATCTCGTGGGAGCAGCGCAACGAGAACAAGGTTGATGCTGTCACCCGCGCTATGGACGCCCTGGAGAAGACTGTTCTCCGTCACGGCGTTAATGCCGTGTTCGGCGCGTTCAACGCCGCTGCCATCCCCGAGTTGCAGGCTTCCGCCGCCTGGACTGCTGGCGACCCGGTGAAGGATCTGTTCGACGCTATCGAGATGGTGCAGGGTGCCACCGTTGACGGTGACGAGACCCGCATCTTCGACTACGACCCGAACACCCTGCTGGTCCACCCGCAGGCGCTCACGAAGATCATCCGCAACGAGCAGATCCAGAAGCTCTACATCGGTGATGTTGCTCATGACAACCCTGTCTACAAGGGCCTGACCGGCTACCAGTTGTTCGGCACCCTGAATGTTGCTACTTCCCGTCTGATGCCGAAGGATGAGGCGTATGTGTTCGAGGCTAACGCCGTTGGCTTCAAGTCTGACACCATGCCGCTGACCGCTACCCCCCTGTATGTCGAGGGTGGCGATTCTCCTATTGGTGGCCCCACCATGTCGTGGCGTTCCGATCTGGTCCGTAAGCGGGCTATCGCTGTGGACAACCCGAAGTCCGTCGTTCGCATCAAGGGTCTGTGATGCGTCGGGTGACGCTGGCCCGGGCGTGGAATCCGGGCACGGGTGTTCTGTTGCGGGGTTCTTCGGTCGAGGTTGAGGACGCTATGGCGGAGTGGCTGGAGGCGCAGGGCGCTTTGGCTTCCGAGGTTGTGTCTAAGCCTTCCGGTCCTGTTGTCACCCGTGCTGCTAAGCCGAAGCCTGCCCCGGTCGAGAAGGTGGTTGAGGGGCCTAGTGCCCCGAAGCGTACTGAGTCCTTGGATGTGTGGCGTGCTTATGCCGTCAAGAAGGGGATTGACCCGAAGGGGTTGACGAAGAAGGAGATCATCGCGGCGACGCGCTGACTCCGAAAAGGGGGTGCGTCATGCTCGTTGAGTTTGATGATCTGGCCTCACGCCTGCCGGTGACGCTGGCGGTGGATGAGGCTGCACGGGTCGTGGTTCTTCTGGGCGACGCGGAGGAGATTGTGCGTGACGCTTTCTCTCGTGTCGGTAGGGACTTCGATGCGGAGGTTGCGGCAACACCGTGGTTGGCTCATGCCGCTAAGCGCGTGATCCGTGACATGGTGGCCGCAGCGGTTCTGATTGGCGGGAACGTCGGTCAGGCTTCAGTGTCCTCGACTACGGGCGCTGAGTCCGATTCGGTGACCTATGGTTCGTCTGTTGATGGGCTGGTCGGGTTCGGTCGGCTTATCCTGACCGATGCGCACCGTGAGGAACTGGGCCTGCTGTATCAGGCTGGTGCTCGGGGGAGTTTCCCGCGTGCGTCGCGCTGGCCGGAGCGGTGGTACCGGTGAATGAGGCGTGGGAGCCTGTGGTGATCCGTCAGCGTCCAGAAGTGGACGAGTACGGGGTACCGCAGATGCCGGGTGGTTCCGTCACTGTGACGTGTCGTGTGCAGCCGCTCGTGCTTGCTCAGGATGTGGGGCAGGACCGGGAGGGTGCTTTCGTGCAGCTTCGGGTGTTCGCCCCGTCTGGGACGGTGGTCGATGCTGATTCTGAGGTGTTGATCCGGGGGGAGTGGTTCACGGTGCTGGAGCCGCCGCATGATTTTGCGGCATTCCGCCGGCCCGCGTTGTCGAGGCATCGCCCGTCTGTTGTGTTCGTGTGCCAGAGGGGTGAGGGCTGATGGCTCAGAAGAATCTGCCTGACGATTTCTGGCAGCAGCTCTTGGAGGCCGCTACGCCGCTTGTTCAGCAGGCGGGGCAGCGGGTCGCTTCGGGGGTGCCTGCGGAGATGAACGCGGACGTGCGGATGAAGAAGGACAAGGGCGGTAAGCCGGTCGCGCTGGTCGCTATGCGGGTTCCGCAAGCGCGTGCTGCTGAGGCGAAGCACGGCTACCTGATTCAGTCTGCTGTTTCGTCCGGCCTCGACATTCACAGGTATGGGGGGTGACGATGCTCGTCCAACAGGACGCGGTGAGCGCGATCATCCGAGAACTGAATATTGCGGTGGCTGACGTGCCGGTGAGATCAGAGTTGCCGAAGGGTTGGGGTGTGAAGTCCGGCCCTGCGGTGACCGTCTCATCGAACGGCACCACCGATCAGGCGCGGGCATGGACGGGCGAGATCGTCCGTGTCGTGACCTACGCCGAGTTTGCCCCGGATGCGCGCTCGTTGGCGGCGCAGCTGGAGGCGTTTCTACTGGACCCCGCCCACGTGCCGGGTCTGACTATCTATCCCGCAGTGGGGCTGAGCGTGGTTCGGGATTCCCCGGACGCGTCCCGCTGGATTGCGGCTTTCGCTGTGAAGGCTGCTACTAACCGAAAGGAGCCATAGCATGGCTACTACTGACGTTGCAGACCGCGTTCACATTTGGAAGAACGCCGAGGTCTACATTTCCATCGTGGGCGCTACCGATCCGAAGGCTGAGGCTGACGGCACGTTCGGCGCTGACTGGCTTCAGGTTGGCATCCTCGCTGATGGTTCTTCCATCGGCCAGGAGCGCGACGCTGACCGTACGGAGATCCTTGGTTGGTCTTCTCAGCTGATCGCCACCGACCAGAAGTTCAAGAAGGACACCCGCACCTTCACCTCCCTGGAGGATAACGAGGTTGTTTGGTCCCTGATGTGGCCGAACTCTGAGTTCCCGGAGGCAGGAACCCCGACTGTGGTTCTTGCTCCGCAGGATGCTCAGCGGTACATCGGGTTCCGCACCACTGACCAGAACGGCAACGTTCATGTCGAGGTGTCGCGACTGGAGGCGAACATCTACCCGTCCAGCATGGACAAGGCTGATGATGGTGCTTCGACCACGGAGTTCACTGTTGAGATCCGTAAGGATGCTGATGGTGCCCTGTACGACAAGGCTGTGTTCTCCGGTACCGGCGTGAACGTTGCTACCCCTGATGTGATCCGTTTCAAGACCGCTGGCACTGACCCGGAAAACCCCTAGTCGGGCGGGTGGGTGGTCCTCTGCCACTCGTCCTGACGTGATTGGAGGGGTAGATGGCGCTCTCTAAGAGACGCTCTGAGATCCTGGCGATGGACCGTCCTGTGGGAATCATCATCGGGTCGTCCACCATCGCGGGGGTCGGGGCGGGTGCTTCGTGGCCGGACAAGTCCATTTCCGCTCTGGTGGAGTCTGCGATACGGGGGAAGGTCCACCAGGATGCTGCGGGCGAACCGCGTACGGCGAATGCTGGTGCCAGTTGGCCCCGCGCTACTCGAACCGGGGGAACGTCGAACTCGTCCGGCCTCGGGCACACCAACATTCTCGTCACTTCCGGTGCCCCGGTGTCATGGTCGATGACGGACTGCACTGGGGCGTGGTTCGGTCTGCGTGAGGGGGGTGGGACCGGCACGGTCACCGTCTCTGTGGACGGTGACACCCCGGCTCCGATCCCCCTGTCTACGTCCGGCGATCTGACGTTCTCAGCGTCGTGGGATTCCGGGGAGCTTCCCCGTGGTACTCACACGTTCGAGTTTTCCACCACCGGCGAGACAGTGATCGACTTCGTACACCTGTACGACGGCGACAACACCGCCGGTGCGATCATGCTGAACGGCGGCTGGGGCGGGTCCACCTTGGACTGGCATCTCACCGCCAATCAGCAGGCACTTACGCTTCGCCCGCGACTGCGGCACCTGGACCCTGATTTCATCATCCTGTCCTACGGCAGCAATGAGGAGTCGTCGGGGAAGACCCAGGCAGAGGTTACGGCGACGCTGAACCAGATGCTAGCTGTGATCTCTGAGGAGTGCGCGAAGAACCCGTGGATCGTCCTCGCGTCACAGGACGCGCCGAAGGACGAGGGGTACGACCGTGAGCAGATCATCGGCCCCATGCGTACCGCTGCCGCGCTCGACCCCGCGAACCGTGACTTTACGGACGCGATGGAAGGCTACTGGTCCGGCGACATTGACGCCGATAAGGCTGCGGGAATCCTCGCCTCGGATGGTGTTCATCCGACCGCGAAGGGGCACGCCGATCTAGCCGCTCGACTGATTACCGCGCTCAATCTGGGCGCAGAAAGTGAGGAGGACATGCCTTTCGTCCCCCGCGATGATTGGAAAGCCGGAGACGATTACGAGGCTGCCCGAATCATTGAACTGGAAGCCGCCGCCGCTGCTGGCGAGGCTGCCGCTACTGAGGTTGCAAACCTTGCTACCTCCACGACCGCCGCGCTCGGAACCAAGGTGGACGCTTCCACTACCCCGAACTCGGTCTACGGCGTCGGGTCTACCGGACAGCCGTACCTGCGCACTGTCTCTGGCACATCGAAGACGGCCAACACTGTTCCGGTCCGTGGCTCTAACGGGATCATCGTCGTCGGTGATCCGACCAGTGCCGATCACGCCGCAACGAAGAAGTACGTGGATGATCTGATCGCGGCTCAGGCAGCGCTGATTACCGCGCTGGATGCGCGTGTCACTGCGCTTGAGCCCCCTGCCGAGGGTTAACACGCTGGCCCCGTGGGTGACGGGGCGTTACAAGTAGTCACCCGGTGCGGTGCGCTCTCCGTGTGTCGGAGCGCACCCACCACAAAACTTTCATCCGACACACACATGCCGAAAGGACACACAATGGCTACCACCCGAAAGACCAGCACCGTCGAGGTTGCGAAGAAGGCCGGCAAGGCGCTCGAAAACGAGGCCAAGGCTAACGCCGATCTTGTCGAGATCACCCTCACCATCCGTGGTGATGAGGTGACCGTTCTCGCGCCGCCGAACGTTGAGGCCGCGAACTGGCGTGTTCCCCTGCTCATGCAGGAGGGGACGAATCAGTCCATCGCTAAGGCGATCCCCCTCATCCTCGGTGACGAGGGTTGCGCGAAGCTCGACGCTCACGGCGCATCGTTCAACGACCTCAACACGTTCCTGGAGCTGTGGTCTGAGGAAATCGGCATGGGGGAATGATGTGGCTACCGGGCCTACCAGCATTCATGGTGCTGTTCGCCCGGTGGCCGCGCGAGCTGGAGGCGGATCTTCAGCGGTTTTACGGTGTGGACCTGACGGGCCTGTACCGGGGGGAAGTGTCGTGGCGGCGCGTGTATGCGCTCACGGCGGGGCTTCCTATCGAGTCGCTTGTGCGGTCGCAGCAGGCGGACATGCCCACGATGACGGGTGTGGAGGCGCGTGTGGTTGAGCTGTGGGAGGCGCAGGCGGGTAAGGAACATCCGGTGCGTGAGCTTATGGGGGCGCGTGCGAAGGCTGTTGAGCGTGCGGAGCGTGAGGTGGCGAAGGAGCGGCAGAGGGCTGCGGCTCGTGCGAGGAATGCGGCGGCGCTGGAGCGTCAGCGGCAGATGTCTATGAATTAGAGGGGTTGTCATGTCTGCTACTGGCTGGTCGGTGTTGCCGGTTACGGTGTCGCTGAAGGGGGTTCAGTCGGCCCTGTCTAAGGGGTTGTCTGGCCCGCTCACGTCTTCAGGCAAGAAGGCGGCGAAGATCCTGGAGTCCTCCATGAAGGAGGGCGCGGAGAACGGCGCTAAGGCCGTGGAGATTGCGCAGAAGCGTGCTGAGAAGGCGACGCAGAACGTTGCGACCGCCGAGCAGAAGGTGCAGGACGCTAAGGGCAAGACTGAGATCGCGGTCAAGAAGGTTGAGGCTGCGGAGCTTGCCCTGGAGACTGCCCGGTCTAAGGGTGGTTCGCAGGTCGAGCAGGCCGAGAAGAATCTGAAGGATCTTCGGGAGTCGGGCAAGGCTACGGCGGAGCAGTTGAAGGCCGCTGAGGACAAGCTGGATCAGGCTCGGTCGTCTGCGGGGTCCACGGTCGCGTCGAAGGAAGCGGCTGTTATGTCGGCCCGTCAGCGGTCGGAGAAGGCCGCCGAGCAGTTGAAGTCCGCTGAGGATAATCTGGTCACCGCTCACCGTAAGGCGGAGGACGCCGCCGATAACGTGAAGGCCGCGACGAAGCGGATGGGCGACGGCATGGAGGATGCCGAGTCCGGGGCGAAGGGGCTGAAGGGCAAGCTGGAGGAACTGGTCGGTTCTTCTGAGGGTGTCGGTAAGGGCTTCGAGTCGATCAAGGGGAAGCTCGGGCTTCTGACTGGTGCGGCTGGTATCGGCGGTATTGGTGCCGCTTTTGCTACGGGCATGGACATTACGCAGGCGACGGACAAGATGAACCGTCAGCTCGGGTTGACGGGGGATGCTGCTAAGGCCGCGTCTGCTGAGGTCCGTGACGTGATGAAGACCGGTATCGCTGGTGGCGTCGATGAGGCTGCGGGTGCTATCGGTGCTCTGAATGGTCAGTTCAAGTATCTCGGTTCTGAGGGTGAGCAGACTGCCGCGCAGTTGGCGGACAACTTCATCGCGTTCTCGGAGACGTTTGGTGTGTCGATTGAGGAAGCGACACAGACTGCCGGCCAGCTAATCCAGAACGGGTTGGCCGGAGATGTTGAGGAAGCGGCGGATCTGATGACCGCTGCGATGCAGCGTGTTCCGGCTGCGATGCGGGATGAGATGCCGGAGATCATCAACGAGTACGGAACGAACTTCCGTGCTCTTGGTTTTGACGGTGAGGAGGCTTTCGGGCTTCTCGTTGCTGCCTCGGAGAAGGGCAAGTGGGCACTGGATAAGACCGGCGACTCCCTGAAGGAGTTCACGATCCGTGGCTCTGACATGTCCGAGTCCTCGAAGACGGCGTTCGAGTCTGTGGGGCTGAACGCCGAGGAGATGGCGAACAAGATTGCGCAGGGCGGCGAGGGTGCGCGGGATGCTTTGAAGCAGACTGCTGAAGGCCTGTTGCAGATGGAGGATCCTGCGGAGCGGGCGAACGCTGCTATCGCCTTGTTCGGCACTCCTCTGGAGGATCTGTCGGTTGACCAGATCCCGGATTTCCTGGAGTCCCTTTCTGAGGGCGCTGGGGGCATGGCTGATTTTCAGGGGTCGTCGCAGGAGATGGCCGACCAGATGAAGAACAGTCTGGAAGGCCGGATGAACAGCCTGAAGGGTACGGTTCAGTCGCTCGCTGGTGATGCGTTCATGAAGCTGTGGGACGCGCTGGAGCCTATCGCTAAGTGGGCTTCGGAGAACAAGGATTGGTTGACGCCTATTGCGGTGAGTATCGGTGTCTTTGCCGGAGCGGTCGCTGTCGCCTCGGGC